GGTTAGATGAGTGACAACACAGGTGGCCCAGCGTTTCCATTTCACATCGCAGAGAACCTTGCTGAGACAGGAATGACCCTGCGCGACTACTTTGCGGCCAAGGCGATGCAGTCTGTGATTGCCCGTGGCGATGACACTAACCGCCCCGGCATGGCTGAGTGGGCTTATGCGATGGCAGACGCCATGCTAAGTGCTAGAAGCACGGTGAAAGCGAGGAATAACAATGAATAGTATGTTTAAGTTGTTGGAGAACGACAATGTACGAGAAGCTTGGAATGACATCATGGAAGCTCTCATTGTAGAAAAGCTTAAAGAAGACTATCTCTTGTGTCTAGACTGGGACGACATTGAGACTGCAGCGGCTATTCTCGTAGTGCTCCGATACTTCATGGTTTACAGTGACTTTAAAGAATTCCTACAGGAGGCACGTGATGCAGGTTACGATGTTGAAGGAAAATGATGATGGTAGCGCTAACTTTCTCTTTGATCTTGATCCTTCTGAAGCTGAAGAGCTACTGAAGTTCGGTATCTTAGAAGCTTTAAAGGCAGGTATTCGAGAAGGTGAGAAACTAACTGTTAACGGAGAAGATTTGAATGCAGGTTAAACTGGTGTGGGCTACTCCTGATTTGGAGGATAAAGTAGCTTTCTGTGCTCGTGTAAGTAATCCTGAGAATCAGATGAACAAGGAGACAGCTCCTAAACTTCTGAAGTATCTGATGAAACACAAGCATTGGAGTCCTTTTGAAATGGCTAATGTGTGTATGGAGATTGAAACTACTCGTGATATTGCACGACAGATCCTCCGACATCGTAGCTTTAGCTTTCAAGAGTTCTCTCAGCGTTATTCTGTAGTCAAAGACTTTGATCTTCGAGAAGCTCGTCTACAAGACGATAAGAATCGACAGAATAGTTTGAATACTGATGATGTGGAATTGCAGCATTGGTGGAACTCTACTCAACTTCGAGTACAGACAGAGGCTCAGTTTATGTATCAAGCAGCTCTCAATCGTGGTATTGCTAAAGAGCAAGCACGAGCATTGTTGCCTGAAGGCATGGCTAAGAGCCGTATGTACATGAATGGTACGCTACGTAGCTGGCTGCACTACATTGAAGTACGTACTGATCCTAGTACACAGAAAGAACATCGTGATGTAGCAGAGGCTTGTAAGACTATCATTGCTACATTGTGTCCGTCTATCGTCAACCTCAATGAGGCGAAGGAAATATATAATGACTAACACAGATATTGAAGACATTCTTGATCGTTTTGACTTTGAACAAGTTAAGAAAGCAATGGATGCTTTGGAATGGAAATATTGGGATAGTGCGGATAAAACTGTAAATATCTATGAACTCCGTAAAAAGGCTCGTTATCTTCTTAACTCTGCCGATGCTCAGTCTCCTTCGGAATATTGGTTTGTTTCTAGCGGTGGTTTTGAAGTAGAGCGGCGCATGTATCCTGGAGATGCTAAGAAATATTTCTATTTGAAATTTGTGGTTACGGAGTGCAATAACGATGAAGATTGAACATTATCAACAAGAGGCCTGGAAGACAGCCTTGGAAACTGCTAAGAATCCTGCTTACATGGTAGCTAATCTGACCTCGGAGGCCGGTGAAGTTGCTGGTAAGTATGCTAAGTGGATTCGTGATGGTGTCTTGGACGAAGAAGGTCTTCAGAAGGAAATGGGAGATGTATTCTGGCAGCTCGCTGGTTTGTCTACTGTAATGGGTTGGAGCTTGGCTGATATTGCTTCTAAGAATCTTCAGAAGCTGTCTAAGCGTGTAGAGAACAAAACTATTCAAGGATCTGGCGATGAACGATAACCAAGCATTCTATTCTTTTAGCTACACTGACGTAGACGGAACCACAAAAAGCTTTACATCCGATGCTACTAAACCTATTTTTTGGACGGATGTAGCTAACGATTTTATTGCTTTCTTGAGTTCAGTGTATGGTTATGATCTCTTTGGTTCAATCACAATTGAAGAGTAATATCAATGCGTATTCTTGTAATTCCTGATTGTCAAATCAAAGAAGGAGTTCCTCTTGAACATCTTACGTGGGCAGGGGAAGCTATCTGTGATTACCGTCCTGATGTTGTGGTTAATCTGGGGGATTTCGCTGATATGCCTAGTCTTAGTAGTCACGACATCAAAGGCTCTAAGTACTTTGAAGGCTTGCGCTATAAGACAGACATCCAGGTTGCTAAGGAAGCGATGAAACTTCTATTGAAGCCTTTGCGAGATCTTCAAAGTAAGCAGAAGAAGAACAAGGAGAAAGTTTATAAGCCTCGCATGATACTAACTCTTGGTAACCATGAAAATCGTATTGATCGAGCTGTAAACAATAATCCTACGCTTGAAGGACTCATCTCTACTAAGGATTTGGAATATGAGAAAGATTGGGAAGTACATTCTTTTTTACATCCAGTATTCATTAATGGTGTTGGGTTCAATCATTATTGGCCTGTTGGTGCTATGGGGCGCCCTGCCGGTACTGCTTCTGCTATTGTTAACAAGCTTCATATGAGCTGCATTGCAGGACATCAACAAGGTAAGCAGATTGCCTATGGTAAACGTGCTGATGGTAAGCCTATTTGTGCTATCATTGCAGGGAGTTACTATTTGCATGATGAATCATACATGGATCAACTGAGTAACCGTCATTGGCGTGGTCTTCTTGTTATGAATGAAGTACAGGATGGACATTTTGATGAAATGTTTCTCTCAATCGAATATTTAGGAAAGAAATATGGTAACTAAAAGTAAACGAATCTATTCACGAAAGTTTCTCAATAAGAATACTGGGTTGGCAGCTATTGAGACTTCTTTCGAGATGAACGAGGCTGGTTTCTTTGTCGGCGGTTGGGATGCTTCTGTAGCTATCTCAGATTGTAACAAAACAGTCTCTCTTGATTTCTGTGTCTATGATGAGAAAGACATTGATAAAGCCATTCATAAGGTTACAGTGCTGCTTGAAGAGCTTGAAAAGTTTGGTAATCTATTGCTTGAATATCGCGAACAAGCTACTGACAGCATCAAGAAAGCTAATAAAGCCCGCAAAGAACGAAGTAAGATCCATAAATCTAAATCTTTTGATGAACTTGTGAAGGATCTTGACGATGAGCAGTGAAGATAAGTCGTGTAATTCTTGCTTTTATCGTGACAATGATAAGTACAAGCTCCCTTGTGTCTCGTGCTTTGCAGGTACTAAGCATGTTCAACGTGACCTATACATCAAAGAACCTGATATTGTTGTTGAATTAGAAGAAGACTATTATGATGGTTCCGAGGATTATGTGAATCAGCCTAAGCATTATACAAAAGGTAACTTCGAGGTGATTGAAGTAATTGAAGATTGGGACTTGAACTTCCGATTGGCTAATGCTGTTAAGTACATTGCTCGACATGAGCATAAAGGTAAGCCTCTTGAAGACTTGAAAAAGGCTTTATGGTATCTCCAGCGGGAGATTAGTATCCGTGAACGAACTAACTCTTGAAGAACTAAAAGAGAATCTCAAAGGCCTTGACGAAATAACGCTGTTGGAGATCCTGGAGATCTACAGCGATGAAATCGTAGAGGCTTTTGAGGATAAGATTGAAGAAGAACAAGACAGATTAAAAAGGATGTTAAATGACCAGTGAAACGTTGTTTAAAATGAGTAGCTACAACGAGTATATTGCCAAAAGCCGTTACGCTCGTTACCTGGATAGTGAAGGTCGACGAGAGCATTGGCCCGAGACAGTAGAACGCTATCTTGACTTTATGAAGAAACATCTTAAAGATAAACATAGCTATACACTCACTGATGAATTGCATGATAAGCTGTATAACGCTATCGTGAATCTTGAGGTTGTTCCTTCTATGCGGTCTATTATGACTGCTGGTGAGGCTCTGGAGCGTCAGAACATTGCAGGCTATAACTGCTCATACTTGCCTATTGATGATCCTAAGGCATTTGATGAAGCCATGTATATCCTGCTCTGTGGTACAGGTGTAGGCTTTAGCGTGGAGAAGAAGTATGTCAATAAACTCCCTGAGATCCCTACTCAGTTGTTTGATTCTGAGTCTGTGGTTGTCGTTAAAGACTCCAAAGAAGGCTGGGCAAAGGCCTTGCGACAGGTTATTGCCTTGCTATATGCAGGTGAGGTTCCAAAGTGGGATGTTTCTGCTGTTCGACCAGCTGGTACACGGCTCAAAACCTTTGGGGGACGTGCAAGTGGCCCAGAGCCTTTGGTTGAGCTATTCAAATATGTTGTATCTAAATTTAAAGCCGCAGCGGGACGAAAACTTACAAGCTTGGAAGCTCACGACATTCTCTGCAAAATTGGCGAAGTCGTTGTTGTCGGCGGGGTGCGTCGAAGTGCGATGATCTCTTTGTCTGACTTGGGTGATGATCGTATGGCTCACGCTAAGGCAGGTAACTGGTGGGACGGTAACGGTCAACGTGCTCTGGCTAACAACAGTGCAGTGTACGATGTGAAGCCTGATGTTGGTCAATTTATGCGTGAATGGAGCAGTATTTATGAAAGTCATTCGGGAGAGCGCGGAATCTTTAATCGCTATGCTTCTGAACTTCAAGCAGGCAAGAATGGTCGACGTAAACTCAATCAAGAGTGGGGCACTAATCCTTGCTCTGAAATTATTCTTCGTCCTTATCAGTTTTGTAATCTTTCCAGTGTTATTGTTCGCAGCACTGATACTGTGGATCGACTTCGGGATAAGATTGCTATGGCAACTATTCTGGGAACATTTCAAAGTACGATGACTCATTTCCCGTACTTGCGGAAGATCTGGCAGACTAATACTGAAGAGGAACGACTGCTTGGTGTGTCTATGACTGGGATCTTGGATAACACATTGTTGAATAATCCTGATGATCCTAATTTGCCTGCTTTGTTGGAGAGTTTGAAGGATGTTGCTGTTGCTACAAACGCTGAGTTCGCTGACGCTATCGGTATTAACCGGAGCGTTGCTATTACAGCTATTAAGCCCGAAGGAACTGTTTCTCAGCTTTCGAGTACTGCTAGCGGAATTCATCCTCAGCATAGTCAGTATTTCATTCGTCGTGTTCGATCTGATAACAAAGATCCTCTGACGGACTTCCTGAAGTCTCAAGGGTTCCCTTCAGAGCCTTGCTTTATGAAACCTGAAAGCACTACAGTGTTTAGCTTCCCTATGGCAGTTGCTCAAGGTGCTGTGTTGCGTGAGGACTTGGATGCTATTACGCATTTGCGTTTGTGGTTGCTGTTCCAACGTCACTACTGTGAGCATAAGCCTTCTGTTACTATTTCGGTGCAGGAGCATGAGTGGCCTAAAGTAGGTGCGTGGGTATGGGAGAACTTTGATGAAATTACAGGTGTAAGCTTCTTACCTATGGATGGTGGAACATATCGACAAGCTCCTTATGAAGCTATTGATATTTCTACCTACAATATGCTTAAAGCTCAGATGCCGGAAGGTATTGATTGGAGTTTGTTTGTTGAGAACACAGATAACGTTGAAGGAGCACAAACGCTTGCTTGTAGCAGCGGCGGGTGCGAGATCTAAGATGACGGCCTATAATGGACTCCATGACAAAGAGGACATGATAGGTCTCCGCTTTAACAAGTGGACAGTGCTGGAGTATTCACATAAAAATGAACGCTCCGGCAATTGGTACTATCTATGTCAATGCGATTGTGGTGTACTCTCCCAAGTAAAAGGAAGCAGCCTTAGAAACGGCAACTCTAAACAGTGCAAAAAATGCGCGAATAAAGAGAACGGAAGAAAAGGGCTGTATTCTCAGAATGAAGGAAGAGATCTTTATTTGATTGGTTGTGGGCCTTTTGTTAAAATCGGCACAACTAACGATCTAACTGAGCGTTTGAGGACTATACAGTCAGGAAATCCTTTTGATCTTGTGGTAGAATACTACGGTATAGGAGAAGGAAATATGGAAGAGTATTGGCATTCAGAATTCAAAGACAAACACCACAAAGGTGAATGGTATCGCCTGTCTTATCTTGATATTAAAAAAGTCAAAGAGAATACTGCTGGAGGCTGTGAGATTTAACTATGACAAAGACAGTCTACACTAAGACAAACTGTCCAGCGTGTGTGACTTTGAAGGCCTCCCTCGTTAAGGCGGGGGAGTCTTTTAAGGAAGTACTCATTGGACGTGATATTACACGAGAGGAATTTATGGAGAAGTTTCCTACTGTCCGTACAGTTCCTTATATGGTTGACCACTCAGACAAAGGTGAATGAACATTACAATCACAATGCGGGTAGTTGAGATGATTACCTGCTTTCATATCATTGCCAATACATGGCGTCATTGGAGTTAATAAGTATGGCTAGTATCCCTGCCAAGAAAGAGACTGCTAAAGAAAAAGTCTCTAACAGTTTGAAGTTGAAGCTGGATGACATGGCGGTTATTCGGCCTAAAACAGAGAAACAACAAGAGTTCTTTGAAGCTTACCAGCGTGGTGATTACTTCATGGCTCTTCACGGAGTAGCCGGTACAGGTAAGACATACATTGCCTTGTATAAGGCTTTGGAAGAGGTCATGGATCGTAACAATCCTTTCAATAAGGTAACTATCATCCGTAGCAGCGTACAGAGCCGTGATATGGGCTTTCTTCCAGGAGATGTAGATGAAAAGATGGACGTGTATATCCAGCCTTACCGACAGATTTGCTCAGATCTGTTTAAACGAAAGGATGCTTGGGATCGTTTGGTGGAACAAGGACACATTGAGTTTGTGTCTACAAGTTTCATTCGTGGTACTACCTTCATGCACTCTGTACTCATCGTAGACGAGATGCAGAACATGAACTTTGAAGAGCTTGATACAATCATTACTCGCGTGGGTGATAAATCTAAGATTGTCTTCTGTGGAGACTATCGACAGACTGACTTGCGTAAGAAGGATGATAAATCAGGTATCTTGAAGTTCCTTGATATTGCTGCTGGAATGAAAGAGTTCAGTCGATTTGAATTTGGTATTGATGATATCGTTCGTAGCTCTCTTGTGAAGAACTATATTATTTCTAAGACTAAGTATGAGGACGGACACAATGGCTAAAGCTAACGACGAAGAACTGATTATGATGCTTGGACAACAAGGACAACAGAATGGACTTATTCGTACAATTCCTGTACAGATTAATAATCATCTTATTTTTGTGGATGACGATATTGGCGACCCTGCGCTGTATCGAGATGTTA